TTCAAATGCTACACCTTCTCCTGTGGAATAATTCCTAGTTGACAACAGTCCTCCTGTCAAAGTTGTATTCAAGAAATCCTGATCCCACTGTCTCAACGCTACAACCGTATATCCCTTTTCCTTAGTCAGAACAGGGAAGTTATCACAGGTACCGCGATCGTCTACACCATCAAAGACGAGTGCACCGGGGTAAATATCACTAATACCCGATCCTTCCTTCCAAGCGAAATTTTTGAAGGATAGGAACCTACCTTTATGGTCCGCATCCTCAATCCTCGGATCGTCCATCGCTGCCATCATCTCGTTCGTCAGGCCGCCGAAATGCCAACGAGTGACATCGCCCGGAAGTTGCGGGAAACCGTCGCTGGAACCGCCACCACGTCCTCCAAGTCCCAGCTTTATTCCTCTCAAGTCTATGCCCGAAAGATCAATGCTGGATAAATTGATGTTGTTGAGAGTTATCATTGCAGTACGGATATTGAAACAGGTTTGCAATTCTGAAAACGGAAACGGAGTTGTTGTTGAGCTACAATTCCTGTTATGTTCTTTTCTATGGAGAGAGTATCTCCTGGAACAAGAGAAGGTGGCAATCCTATTTCTGATATAAAATTATCACCTGTGATTGATCTTTCAAGAATAATACTTCCTGGTTTATCAACTTTGATCCTAAACGCTAATGTGTTGGATTGGGCTATGATGATATCAGAAATATAATCGCTGCCATCTTGTTGAAAATTTACTGTCGTTGTTGCCATAATTTTAATATTTAATGATTGTTGTTTTTCTTTTTGTTTGTCAGATACAAAGAGCATCTGTTGCATGTAAGTGGTAGGTAGTAATGTACAGTAGTATCTTCCTCTTCTACTATATCTTTTTTCATCTGCTGTAAGTCGGCAATGAGTTTTGTCGCATCAAGCCATTCCTTGGAACCCGCTTTCATTTTTGACTTGGCGATAATGAGGCCTTTTAAGGTTTCCTCTTTGGTCGCCAAGGATAAGGCTTCTTCCAAGGTGATGTCATCGCTATTTTCTAAATTTATCTCCTTTTTCTCCTTCTTTTTGCTTGTCGCTTCCATGTATTTGGCGAAATCTGGATTGTTTATTGTAGTACGCATCTGTGACTTGATATAGCTATCCGACAAATTAATATTGTAGCCGAAAGCTGCTATATAAGCATCATTGTCTTTCCAACCTGCCAACATGAGGTCGGCGAAAATTTTTTCTTCAATTGATATTTTCGCTTTCTTTATTTCTGTTTTTATACTCTTTGAATAATCCATAAGTATTTCATAATTTATGTTTTACACGAATACAAAATAACATCGGCAGTTCAAGTGCCATTGATACCTATAGTCTTGCATGGGGTGGAACCCCACCATATCATCGCATAATGCACAAGGGTATGAGCTACCCCGAAACGAATAAAAACCTGTAGCACCTTTTTTCAAAGCCTGTTTACCATACCACCACATCCAAGTCAAAGCAATTTCGTTTCTTGACAAAGAGGTTAAGAGATTGTATGCCGAGCTACTTTTCCCAACTCCATAGCTTATGCCTTTTGTCTCTATGCGCGTTGCCGATAGTCCTTTGTCGAATGAACCCTTGATATACTGATTATTGTAGGGCATGGACAAGCTTCTTTTAATGGTGGATAATATTTCTTTGTCGGTTTTGCCAAAGAATATTCCTGCTGCTATCGCGGCTTCTAATTCGAATTTATATCGGTTGGCATATTCATTAACTCTCTCTTTAAACGTTTTCCCGTATTTATCACTGTTGAGATAGATTAGAATGGAGTCTTTATCATCTTCCCTGTCATAGACCGATAAAGTTTCTGTCGCATAAATGATGTTCTCTTTTAGTGTTTTGATGACATTATCTACCTCCTTTCGAAGCGACTCATTAAAACCGAAACGGAATAAGCGCGGAGGAATATTGTATTTTTGAGAAATTGCTATGATTTCACGCGCGGCTTCCATCATATATTCCTCAATATTATTCTTCGCACTAATCTCTGCTTTAATTCTCGTTTGAAGAAACAGTTTAGCTTCCTGTATTTGCTTCTCGGTTGGCATTTGCTAATTTTATTTGACTTAGTAAATCATTTTGTTGCTCTTCCTTTGCCTCTCTGATAATTCTTTCCCATTCTCCTGCTGTAGAATACATCGGAATACGTTCGGATGCAGTTCGCTTCGATATGAAACCGTTTTGAACAGCCGAAGCGAGGTCTGCAACCATAGCCGATTCATTGATATGAATGTATGGTTTGATCCACCATTTAATAGGCAGGTTCATGAAATCTATCGTCTTTTTCATTTCAACTCCGAATCCGAACATGAAAATCTTTACCAGATCGTTTAAGAACGGTTGGTATTCGGCTGAATCTATCATTGCCTTTTCATAGGCAGGAGAATATAGAATTTTTAATGCGGCAGCAGGTAAATCTCCTGATTTTAATTCCGGTGGAATAACGGCAAACGATTGCTCATAGATCATTTTGTATAATGTATCAAGCTGTTTGCTAAATGATTCTGATGCGTTCGGCTGAGACAGAAAAGAAGCTTTGTCTTCCGGTCCCCCAGTTATAACTTTAATTGTACCGTTTAAATCATGCTGCATTGCCATAGAATCTGCACCTTCTCCTTGTAGATACATGATAGGAAATCCGAATGCTTGATTGTTTTGTGCCATTTGCGAAAATGACATTTCATAACCATCGCAAGCATCTTGAGATGGCGACCAGCATGGACCATCTTCATCTCTATGGTATGCAACGGGTATAAATGGAAATCCATGAGGTGATTGTTCTTTCAACTCATATCCGTCTACTCCGAATAGGCTTAATATGTTGTTAAGAATCCCTTTGGCTCCTTGCTCTGATCGTTTATAACGGTAAAGATATGTCTTATCCCATAATTCAAGCCATTCAGTAATCCGGCTCCCGTTTTCATCGTAATCGAAATAAGAACGGGCAAAAACGAGGAGGTCATTTGTTATTGGATCATAATGGGGATAAAGCGTATCTCCATTTTGGAAAGATAGCGTTTTGTAACCAAACACCCCTTCTCGGAGATATCCGACAATGGCTGTATCTCCAGTTATTTTTGTTGATTTGACAGCATCGAAGAATGCTATTTCCATATCTTTTTTTAGCCATCCTTCCCGGAAAAGGTAAAAATTCTTTTCTTCTTCTTCTGATGTTTTTTCTTTTACGAATTCAAATTGGATATCATTGCCACATAAATGTACTATTTGTTTTACTGTGATGATTTGTTGGAAGGCAAAAGAATAACGGGGAACAAGCTCTTTGTACAGGCGTTTTTGCATTTTGCCGGTCGGCTCTCCGTTTTCATCATATACGGGTTCCTCTTCCATTCTGTAGATGTCAGGATAAATATTAGGGTCATTTATGATATGTCCAGAAGGATAGTATTCTCTAATAAAATCCGATTGCGTCATAAATGTATAAAAACAAGGATCATTTATCAGCAAAGGTTCTTTCTCTGCCATATATGTACCATGTCGCATATAGCCTTCCGGTCTGACTCTTCTCCACGGTCTTTTTGTTTTGATATCTCTTTTATCCATGATCAAAATGGTTTATAGGATACGTACCTTAGCATCCCTTTGGGTTTAAAAATCTTTTTCTTGTTTATCTCGAAATACATACGGTAGATAAGGGATTCGAAAAAGTCGGGGGAATATCCTACGGCTTTGATCATCCCTTCTTTGTTTATAAGCTCAAATCCCCCTATATTGGAATTGTCTTTATGCCTGATACACTTGCGCTCTTTCATCAGGATGTCTTTTAGGGCGACTTTTTGGTATTTCCCTTTCTTGCCGGAGAATTTCAAATCCAGTAACCTCGGTTCGATAGAAATCTTACCGTCTTGAATGTAATGGGCTAACATTTCAGCGCACTGCGATTTGATATTCTTATAAGAATTCTCAAATTGTTTTTCTGGCTTTTGGGTTCCGGTGAACTTGACGGCGCGTTTGACATGGCCGGATATGGCTTGTCCTACTCCCCAGTAGTCATAGATAACATTTTCTTCGCGTACCCCCCATTCGTTGAGTTTTGCCATGAACATCGTTTCTGTATTTGCAGAGTTCTCGCGCATGACAAATACGTCCTTAATGTGCAGGTCTATCCACAACCACATAACGCAGAAATCCCCACCTTCAAAAGCGATATCCGCTGATACGTAACGGATACCTTTCTCTATTTGGGCCGAAGCGCTATAAAATCGATCCATGTCCGACATCTTGATAAGATCGTCCCCTGTGGCCTTGAAGTTCCAGTTACCTTCTAGGTCCCTCGCTCTTTGTTCCTCGTTTTGCTGTGACAGGTTGGCTGCGTAATTAGGGTCAGAGGCTATTAGTTTTATATTCTCCTCAAGCCTTCCCTGTATGAATGTCACGGATTTGACGTACATTGTCACTTTATTGAAACCCAATTCCTCGTAAGCGTCTTTCCATAAGGGATCAATAATGTGCTTACATTGGTTATAGACCTCTTCCGGAGTGTTACCCCAATATATGGAATCAGGGGAATCTCCTTCCATGAAGCAATACCTAATGATACCGTCACGTTCATCGATAGGCAGCCCGTCTTCCCCGATCCACCAGTCTATGAACTTTCTTACCCAGCTATCTGGATCAGGGTTGCATGTCCCGTAAAACCTGTTTCTTATCCCGTACGCGTTACGATTGCATGTTATCAGGTATTTGAATTTCTCATATGAGCAGTGCGTTATCTCATCAATACCTATAAATGAATATTGTTTTCCCTGAAATCTCTTCTTGAAGTCGTCATATGAGTCTGCTAGATATGAGAATTTCAATTTGCCGCCATTCTTGAAATACCACGTCATGTCGCTGATGGACTTATTATATTGCCCCATCTGCCCATATAGTATATATGATGTATTGATCAAGTCAAGTAGGTCATCCTTCTCGTTTCGCAGCAAAATGGAATTGTAATATGGGTTGTAGATATCTTTTAATGATTCCATTAGCAAAGAGAAACTTTTTGATCCTCCTCTCGATCCCCCGAAGATGGTAATATCGGAAGAGGAAGCTAGAAACTTTTCTTGGCAACCTCTTTGAGCGATTATTTTTAGAGGATTCGCTTTCTTTCTATCAGACACACGAAGCGCTTCTATATACTCATAAGAGTATACAGGATCACCAAAATCTGTTTTTATGTCTTTCTCTAATACTTCCATAATAAAAAAAGCCGATAAGACATTGAAATAATGTCCTGTCGGCTCTCTAGGAACTCTGTTGTTTTATGTATTGCAAATATATAAATAAAATCTATTGTTTGTTTTGTATTTATAGATTTTATCTATATATTTGCGGTGTAACATATAAAATATATGCTTAAAGTAGTAGCAAGATTAGACAAAGATGGCTTAGATGTCCGAACTCAAGCGGCGAAATGTCCGTATTGTGGAAAAATGATGGCTGATATCCAATATGTATCAGGCATGGCCATGCTTAGGATAAAATGTACTAGGTGTAAGCATTATGTAAATGTAACCATAACAGAATAGGAAGCGTCGATAGAAGGTTGAAAGCTTTACATTGTTAATGTAACAAACCAAGAGGTATTAAAGATTCCAATTCCTATCGCTTCCGCTTAAAAGAGCTTCATAGAGAGCCGATTGTAACGATTAAATTCGTTATAGTCGGCTCTCTTTTTTGTTTATAAACAATTTAAAAGAAATGGAAAAAGAGACCCTTTTGACAGGATTAAAAAATGTGCTCGGAGAACCCGGCACAAATGGATACTTCGGAGACACCGGAGTTACCACTCGGACACTTGACGCTTATCTTGATGCCCTTTTACCTACAATCACATCGGATGAAATGGTAGACGATTCTTTTTACCAATCTCAAGCTAATGTAATTAAGGCTATGGGAGGTCAGATGCGTTTTGAACAGGCCGAGTTTGCGAGGAACTACAAGCCTAAAGGTGGTGAACCTCAGCTTCCCACCCCGCCAGTAAGTCCACAGGCTGGAGATAACGGTAACGGTGATTTATTGAAACGGCTTGAAACTATTGAGAAGGAACGTGAAGAGGAAAGAAAAAAAACATTTGAAAAATCTTTGCGTGAAAAAGTTATTCAAAAATCAGGGGAGTTAAATGTTTATAATAAAGCTCTTTGGGAAGATGTGGTTAATCTTGTGCCAATTTCTGAAGGGATGGACATTGCGAAGTTGGAAGAAGAAACTAAGCGTTTGTATGAATCGAAGTTAAAGGCTTACAATGGAGAAGGTGCTACCCCATATGGTGGGCGCGCATCGGGTAGTGGACATAATTCATCAAAGGCATTAGATGAGTTCTTTGCCAAAAAAGCTCAAGAAGGTAAATTCCCTGCAAAACAATAAAATAACAAAACTATGGGAACATTAGGTAATACATTTGGTAGAGGCCAGAAAGAATTTAATTCAGGAAAAAATATCTGGCACAAGGTGGTGAATCAATACCCTGTAGGAGGTAATATTAGTAATATTTCCAGCTATAAAGGTAAAGTTATTCCAGCCGGAAGTATGTGTCAACTTGATCAGTCAGCACACACAATAAAGATAATCAAAGCTTCCGAAATAAAGACGGCATCTCAATCCGGCGCTTCGGTAGAACCGGCAACGATCAAAGGGCTTTTGTATCATGATGTCTATGTGGATACGGATACTAATTATGCGACTGGTGCAGTTGTATTCGAGGGGATGATCTATGCAGATAGGCTGGCAGAGACTGTACCGGATGAAGTATGGGCAGTACTGCCTCAAATTACCCCTATTCGGGAAGCTTAAAAAAGGAGGTGAATAATGAGAACAATGGTATCAAATTACTATGACTTAATGACATTCGGATTGGGGGGAGCTTCTTTCCAGCAGTTTGTCGATCGTTTTCAAGAAAAGTACAATGTACTCCAAGCCGACGGGTTTGCATGGGACCCGGAGATTCAACTTGATTACACATATGAGCAGTTGATTGCATCTCTTAATATCGCAACTCTTCCTGTTTATATGGACGAGGCTTCGCAAGGTCTTGACAAAGGATTTGGTGAGTTTAAGATCGGGTCAAATAAGATTCCGACTCAGAAGCATCGCTATCCTATCAGTGCAAAGATGCTTCGTGAACGTATGATTATGGTACAGCGTTTTGGAGATGCCGCATTGAATACGGCAACCCAATCTGCACTTATGGAAATGCTATTTACCAGCACGGATAATCTGTTACAAGGTAATAGAAATGCTATAACTCATCAGCGTATGCGTGTTGCATCTACTGGCCAATTCACGATTGGATTAGATAATAATCCGAGAGGTATCAGCGGGCTGACATTTGATTTTGGTATTCCTGCCGCAAACAAAGAATCGCTTTCCGGAGAAAGCAGATGGTGGAAAACAAATGAACATACAACAGCAAATGAAGGAACAACTTCTGATCCGCTACTGTATCTTAAGAACAAGGTAAAGGCTATGCGCAAGAAGGGATTCCCCGCCGGACATTTTGAAATTGCTTCTGACTTGTTGGATGATCTTTTGACTCATACAAAGGTACTGAAACGCATTGGACTTGCTCTTTATCCGAGTGCGGCAGGTGCTACTAATCCCGATTTGGTGGCTTCTCAGTATGCTCAAAATATGACCGATGAAGGCAAGCTAGATGCTATTCGTCGTATTATCGGTGCGTCAATCATCCCAAGAGATAGCATTGCTGCTGTGGATAAATTCGATGAAGAGTCGAAGTCTTTAAAAGTGGAAACTATAGAGAACTTTAATCCTCTCAATGTCGCTTTTGTACCAGACGGTCAGATTGGGACAATAAAGAGCGTTCAACCTATGGTATTCTCGGACGATCCTACGCAGCGCATTGCATGGTTTGATGATGGTCGTACTCTGCTGCGTCAGATGTTCAATGCTGAAACAAAAAGCATGTATGTAGAGAGCGAGATGGCGATATTGTGTGTTCCAAGTATGCCTCAGTATATGTGTGTTTATACGGTAACTGCTTAATGGTATGATTCGTGACTCTCAAAATACTGAGCGTACAGTTGAACAATATGTTCGTGGTATCGTGAATATGGATTTGAGTGATGAAGTGATTGCTAATATCCTTTCTGATCGTCAAATTCAGCCTGATTCTTTGGTTTCAAACTTGGACTTGAAAACAAAGATGTTGTTGAAAGCGGATGTGTATATGGCCTGCTCCAATATGCCAAGTGTGAAAGTCAGCGTTGAAGATGCGGATGGGAATTGGAAACATAAGGAAGGAGGAGGACAGATATCTGAAACGGACAAAAGAAGGTGGACCGCGATAGCCAATAGTATTTATGCTCAGTATGGAGAGATTCGCTATACCCAATTAGGGCCGCGTGTTCATGCCAGGGGAATGAAGATTTGGAGGAAGGGATATGGCTGTTAGTAATCCAAGATACCCGCATACTTGCACAATCTATCGGATAACCGGGGCAACCCAGTTTTCGGAAGGCGAGAAGGTTATACTTTACGAAGGTGAATGCCGGAAAGAAAGTAATACATCAATCCGTAATTTTTATTCCGATAATGTTCCTAAGACAGATTACCGAGTTTCAATACCCGGATTCGTAGAAGGGATATTGCCTGGCGATATGATTGATGTAAAGGATCGAGTAAACTTGTGGATAGACATTCTTATAACAGATGTGAACATTTCCAACTTTGGGACGGAAGTATTTTTCAATATCTCTAAAAACTAAAGAAATGGAAGATAACAGAAAGGTGTTTAATGAGGGAATGGAAAAAGCAAAACAGATCATTAATAATTATCTGTATGCTGTAATCGAACGTTCATGTGCCGATTTGATAGACCATGCTTTGAGTGAAAGAGAATTTGATGGATTTACGGGTAATACGCAAACATCTTACGCCTGCGGTATCTACTATAATGGTGGATTAATAGGAATGGTGATTGCAGGAAATACGATGCGCAAGCCTGTACATATTAAAGTACGAAAGGGTGAACGGGTTTATTTAAGTAAGCCTTATGAAGGAAAAGCTCGTTCTGTTATAGGGAAAGTGGATGTTGACGGTGAATTAGGTGCTGATTCGGCGGTTGATTTTCTGTCCTCTTACAGACCTTTTATTAAAAAGGGCTTTTCTGTCGTAATGACTACTGGCACGGAATATTCCGAATATCTTGAGAATGTACGGAATTTGAATGTTCTGACCGATACTTATAAGTCGGCTAAGGGGATAGTTTTAGAAGAACTAAAACCGATGAAAGTATGAGAGTGAGTCGTTTTTACATATCCCGAATATTGGAGGAGGTCTGTACATTGTTTGCCGGTATCAGCAAGGATGTATCAGCAGGTAATCGTAAAGCCGCAAGCCAGAAACAAATGGCTGATTTCATAGTCGTTTCTATGCCTGTTAATGTCCCGGACAGTAATGTTTTACAAAGTACGACCCTTCGCATAGACCTTGCTGCAAGGAATAAACAGAATGGGCTGGAAAACATTCCCCGATTACAAACAATGCTCGATTCGGTAATTTCTCTTTTCCCTATAAAAACAAACGATGGTCGTTTTTGTGTGACGAACCCGGTGTTGGTTCTTAAAGGAGATGATGGATTGGGCTTTTCTCATTGGTTGATCAATGCGGATTTAAAAATAAATCAAACAGATTCATATAAGTATTAACAATAAAAGATAAAAAGACATGGCAAAAATAACTGTTACCAATCAATTGAGTGCACTTAGAGCCGTTTTTAATAAAATGGACGAAGTGTATTATAGCAAGACTCCTTTGACTGTCTCAAAATTGGCTTCTGCTATTACTGTAGACATGGAACTACCTGTATTATCAGATGGAGTAACGTTTAATACAGGAGAACCGGAAACAACAGAAATAAAGTTGACCACAGGTGCAAACTGGGTGACCAGAACAGAAAAAGGAGATTCGGATATTTCTCTTCAAGTAGCCAGTTTGAAAGGAATTATTAATGACTTGTTCATGGATAAGAAAGAGGAAATTGTTTCGACCTCCAATTTAGCCGAAGATGAAAGTTATTCCGGTGCTGCATATAGTATGGCTCCTAAGAAAATCTCAGGCGCTCTTATCATGATGAGTGATAACAAGGATGTTATCGTAATCTTACCTAGCATTGAAATGTACGGAAGTCTCGTCGTTGCGGATGGTGATAATCCGGCATATTTCAATGTGACCGTAACTCCGTTGGAGAATGAGGATGGATCAGACATCTTTATTTTGGAGAAACGGGCTGCTTAATATATTCACTGACGGCGGAGCTTATGTTGCATAATTCAAGTTCCGCCATTATTCTATTGATGACAATAAGTATGGCTGATAGAATCAAAGAGCCTTCCAGGAAGGATGAAAGGATATTTCAAGAGGTACGGACTGCCTCCAAGAGTACTATTCGTTGGGGTAGAATGAATTTCAATATAGGATGGATGCGTCCCTATACGTTGGAAAGGATAACTGATGTTTCATTGAACTGTAAAAATGACAATGAAGTACCAGCACGAACGGCTGCTTTAATCCTTTTGAATGGCTTATTTTCGATCACATTCCTGTATTCCTTACTGTGGAGATGGCTGTATCATCATGTTCCTTCGGAAGTAATTGTTTCCATTGTAACAGAAGGTAAAAAAAAAGAAGCATCGCTCATACAGGATTATTGGATGTGTATCATATTAGCGACCGCGATGAGAGACTCGAAAATGAATATGAAGAAGGAGGAAGCCGATCGTATCCTTCTCGAACAGCGTACGGAGAAGCCTGGACAATAGGGGAAAAACACCCTAATTTAATGGCTTCAAGGTCTTTCTTTTTAGGGCTTTTAACTATTCCCATGTATGAGTATAGATGCGTCCTCTCTTGCGCTCAGATTGAGCTTCTTACTATAGACAAACCTGTCATAAATTATGGGACGGACAAAGGTGGTAAAAGAGATAAAAAAGGCCGTGACTCTAAACGACCAAGTAAGCAACAAGTAATCAAAAAAACAAAAGAGTGGGAAGATAAATATAAGGACGGAGCAAAGCCGGTAATTGATCTTTCCCAGTTTATTATTAAAAAGTAGAGGCATTATGGGAAGTCTTGGTAAAATGTGGTTTGAATTAGGATTAAAAGACCTAACAGACAAAGATATAAAAGCTGTTGAGAAACGTTTGAAAGACTTGAATGTTCAAGTTGGTTTAAATAGTCAATCTTTGAAATCTTCTATAGAGAATGCTTTAAGAGGACAACAGTTTAAGATTGATGTCGTCGTGGATAAGGCTAATACTACTAAACTGATCCAAGACGCTATTGCCAAAGCTGGAATAAATACAAATGTATCCGCTAGTGATGTACGCGCTAAAAGAATAGAAGAGATAAACAAGCGTATCCAGAACTCATATGATGAAAGCCGGGAGAAGATAAAAAAACTACAAGAGCAAGTCAGGAAGCTGCGGGGTGAGTATAGTAATACATCCTCTTCTGCTAATAAGTACGCAGGATCACTTGGAGGGATAACTAAGAATATGCGTACGCAATTCAACCTTGCGGTTCAACTCCGCAATCAGTTGGCGAATATATATTCCGTATATGCGGCAGAAAGATTCTTGACTCAAATAATCGAAATTGGTGGAGAATTTCAGAAGCAGCGTGTCGCGTTACAGACGATGTTTAAGGATGCCACCAAAGCAGATGTGCTATTCGGTCAGATCAAAGAACTTGCAGTCGTTTCTCCTTTTGAATTTAAAGAACTTGCAGGATATACCAAACAGCTTGCCGCTTTTAATATTCCCTATGAGGAAATGTATGACACCACCAAGCGACTGGCAGATATTTCTGCCGGCGTAGGTGTGGATATGGGGCGTATCATCCTTGCTTATGGACAAGTACGTTCGGCAGAGTTCTTGAAAGGGACAGAGTTGCGTCAGTTCACGGAGGCTGGTATTCCGTTATTACAAAAACTTGCAGATAAATTTACCTTATTGGAAGGCAGGGTTGTTTCTGTGGGGGAGGTCTTTGATAAAATATCCAAGCGGGAGGTGTCTTTCCAGATGGTTAAAGATGTGCTCTGGGACTTGACGAATGAAGGAGGGCAGTTTTATAATATGCAGGGCGCACTTGCCGATACGCTTGCCGGTAAGTTGTCAAACCTTCGTGATGCCTATGATGTGATGCTCGCTGATATAGCCGAAAGCAATAACAGCACGTTGAGTAAGGGACTTGACCTGATAACTGATACGATGAGTAATTGGGAGGAGTTATCGGATATTATATTAACCGTTGTGGCGACTTATGGAAGCTATAAGGCGGCTATTATGATATTGACAGTTGCCCAAAAGGTCTATAATTCCTCATTAGGTGTTAGTGGTCTGATAAATTTCCTCAGATCAACCCAAATGTTAACCAGAGCTACACAAGCTCAAATTGTTGTACAAAAAGTTTTGAATACAGTAATGAAAGCTAATCCTATAATTTTGGTAGCTTCTGCCATTGCAGGGTTGATAGGTTCTTATACACTGTTTTCAAATAAAGCAAAAGAGACGCAAGAAATAATAACGGATCTAAATGAATCGCTTGGTAAGCTCCAAACCAATTTCGAGGAAAATAAGGGCATGGAAAAGCTAATAGATGAATACGAGTTATTATCTAACAAGCAGAATAAGACAACCGAGGAATCAAAGAGATTGGAAACCGTAACAGCTTCTCTTAAATCTCATTTTAAAGGTGCCGCTATGGAGGTAAATGCTTATACAGGAGAGTTGGAAATGTCAGTAAAAAAGATGAGAGAAGCCAATGAGGAAAGCCTTGAAATGGCAAAAAAAGCAGCTAAAGGTAATTTAAGGGACGCTGAAAAAAGAGAAGCAGAGTTAGAGAAGAAACTGGAAGCTATTAAAAATAAATACAAAGCAGGAACTGGAACTTATATTGCTGGAGCTACTGCCCCACTTGTTTTTTCAAGAACAGAGGAAGATCTTGAAAAATATGCAGAAGAATATACTGATATTGAAAATCAATTAATAGCTGCTCAAAAAGCGACTAAAAAGGCAAGAGAAGAATTTGAAAATTTAGGAAATACGGCTAAAGATGCTGATCTAGGAAACACGCTTTCTGGATGGCGTAAAGCAATTGGTGATTTTATATCGGGAAATGATCGCTTAAAAAATCTCATGCCTAAAGATGCTGAAGAATACGCTGATTGGCTCAAGCGATTCAAAGATGAGTTGAGCGAAGCTAAAGACGAATTAGCCAGAAAAGAGAAAACAACAGGTCTATTCTCGGAGGATGATATAAATGCGGCTCGAAAGCGAGTTCAAGAGCTTCAATCGGTCGTTGACAAGTTCAATATATCAATTGATAATAAAGAAACTAAATCTACTAAGAATTGGTCTGATATATTGCAAAATCAGCTTCAATCATTGAAAGATTTCAGAGTTAAAGCCGAATTAGAGATAGAGCAGGCTGTAGTCAACTCTATGGCTGAAGGGGGAGAAAAGGAACTGGCTCAATTAAATTTGAATCATAAAAAGCGTTTGTCTGAAATTGACAAGCAGACAAATGAAATTGTAAAAAAATACAAGGAGGCAGAAAAAGCAAGATGGATGAAGGAGAATCCAGGTAAAAAGGAAAGTGAATTTAAATCGTCTATAACAGGAATAAATGACCTTCCTTCTGAATTTCAAGACATAATCCAGCAACTTGTTGAGACGGAGAATAAACTGTACACAAAGAGCGTGACAGATTATTTTAACAGTGTGGCCAAAGAGTTTCAAGGATATTTGGAAAAACGAAAATCAATCGAACAGGAGTATGCAAAGAAACGAAATGTGCTGTTCAAATCCGGTGCATCAGCAGATACGATAAAAGAAACCTATTATCAGGAGGACGAAGCGCTAAAACGCTTAGACGTGGAAATAGCCCAAAGAGAAAATACATTTCAATCTTGGGTTAATAAATTATCGAGCATAGGACTGGAGCAGCTACGAAAGATGCTTATTGAAGCCCAAGCGGAGTTGATGAAGGCCGAGATATCTGATCCTGATAACGGGGAAAAACTGGCTTCTTATCGTGCTATGCTTGTTAAGATAAGAGAAGAACTTGATAAGATAGAGAGAGGTGAACGTGAAGCTCAGGGGAAAGACGATAATAAGGGCAAGATAAAGGACTGGAAAGAGCTATACAAAGTTCTTGATAAGGTTAATGATTCTTTTATTGAAATAGGTGATTCAGTAGGTGGTACTGCCGGTAAAATAATCAAAGAGGCGGGTCAAATGACCTCTTCGCTTTTACAGATGGCTAATGCCGTAAAGTCTATAGAAACCAATATGGAATCTTTAAATAAGGCGTCTGTGATTCTTACTGCTATTTCAGCCGGGCTAAAAGTTGTCACCGGAATATTCGGTCTTTTTAATCGAACGGATTACATGGCTGAATATCGGAAAGAAGTTGCCAAGCTAAATGACGAGCTAAAGAAAGTTAAAGAGAATGCACGCATAGATAGCGGGGAATATGATACCATATTTGGAACAGATGAATGGGCTAACGCTAGAAATAATATTGACGCTGCCCGCGATGCTCTAATGCGTTATCAAAGCACTTTGAATGATATTAAAAATAGAAAAGTCTATGAGGATGTATCAGACAAGGTGGCAGATATCTTTGATATTGATTTAGATAAAACATTTGATTCTTTAGAGGAATCTTTGGCCAACATGCAAGTTCAAATCAGACATTCAACATGGTTCAGAAGTGCCAAATATGCTTCTTTAAAAGATGCAGCCCCCGAACTATTTAACGAGGACAGCTCTGTAAATATGGACGCATTGGCTGAATTTGTCAATTCGGACATGTTTAAAAAGCTAAGCGAAGAAAATCAGCGTTATTTACAGCAGATGCTTGATAACTGGAGTACTTACGAAGAAGCTCTGGATAGTGTAAAAAACTATCTGACGGGTATTTTTGGAGATTTGGGTAACACAATGATGGATGCTCTGGTTGACGCTTTTGAAAACGGGACAGATGCGGCAAAGAAATTTACTGATTCTGTATCGGATATGCTGGAGAAGTTGGCCACTAATATGATATACTCTGCCACATTGGGTCCTATAATGGAAAATGCTCAAGAAAGAATGCTTGAAATTACTAAAAATGAGGAATTGAGCGATGAAGAAAAATTCAAAGGATATACCTCAGTAATGGAAGGCATGACGAACGATGCTTTGGCTCAGCAAGAGATGGCTATGAAATTGATGGAAGAGTACAAAAAAATGGCCAAAGAAAAAGGCTGGGATATTTACACTCCTGACAATGAAAAGCAAAACGGGCTATCTCAAAGCGTTAAGGGGATAACAGAGGATCAGGCGAATGTTTTAGGCAGTTATTTGAACGCTATCCGGCATGATGTGAGTGTAAAGCGTAGTTTGTTGGAGAATATAGCGGGTAATCTGTTACCTACGATGAGCATTACGGCACAAGCTCAACTACAACAACTAAATGCCATTGCCGATAATACAAAGATCAATGCTGATGCAGCACTTGAAATTCAAAAGAGCGCAATAGCCATACAGACTTCTTTGTTGAGCGTCATTACACAAGGAAAGAGCGGGAAAGCGATAAGGATTCAATAATGAATGGCACAAAAAGCCTCTGACCATAGGATTGGTTGGTTATTACAAATCCACCAAGTTAAATTTCCCTATCAACTCTTTCTTTATGCGTTCGTGCTTATCTTCTAAATCATCACAATCCCTTTTATTTATAAGAAAATAGACACTAATATCCGGATATTCATAATGTTGGAAATTTTCATTACCAATCACTTGGTTCAGTGCATACTTGTATATTCTGAATCGTTGATTATTGGATTCTTGTTCTTCTGTGTTGGTTTGCAAATCTATACCTTCCGATGCTTTTATAACAAAAGATGCATTTGGGAAAATTTCCATCATTTCGGGTATTAGTTTTGCGCATGTTAGTATTACTTTAATTACCCCTTTAAAAGTAAAGCGGTTTGTGCTTGCACTATATCTATGTTCTTCATCTGCACTTTGAGGATAAAATTTTACAGCAATACTTTCACCATACACTTCTGCCCTTGCAATATATCTCGTCCTTCCACCTTTAGTTTGTTCATCAGTGAAGAACTTATAAATAAAACACTCTTCGAAAAGTTCATTTATTTTCGGAGAGTGGTCTATTTGTATCCTTTTTAATTCGTAAGGACGTATATTATCAAACATAACTAAGGAACTAATACAAAAGTACTTTTCTTGGTATTTGCATAAACCCTACGCCCTTCTCCTATTCTTTCAGACAAAGGTCTCCTATCACGCTCCGCAAGGCTTTTCCAGCCTAAACGTTCGCTTTTCCTTTTAGTTAATTTTGTACTTGAATTTGTTTGTACAGCTTGGTTCATAATATTTCTCTTCAATAGAAGTTTAACTATGTTAAGATAGTCTCGTTTGCAAATGTAAGGCAAAAAAAAATAACAAACGATGTTTATTGCCATAAAAAGAGTGAATAACATAATTTTTTCATTGTTTTCTTTTCTGCTTCAAAAATTTCTGGGGTTCCTGTTAGGCATGACAAAAGGATTGTGTAGAAATTTGCGACACATTCCTTTTCGTATATAAAGTTATAGAAATCAAAGGAAATATATTCGTAAATTTGCAGGAAACGAAAAGTCTATGATGTATTAAAACCAAATGCTGACAGAACTTGCATGGAAATGCAAACATTTTTAGCTTGTTTTTATGATATTGAGGTATTACTATACCCCCCCCCAGGCCGTCCGAGAACGGCCTGGGAGTAAAATTTATGCTTTACAACATATAATTTCAAAGCTCTATAATTCACAACATTACTGCAACTTGCTTTTCTACAGCTTTTTTTATGAAAGCGTTGATAGAGATACCAGCTTGTTTTGCCAGAACAGCTACTCTGCTATGAAGTTCCGGTGATAAACGAACGTTCAATGAACCGGAATAGCTCTTATGCGGCTCAATCCCCTCTTCCTCGCAATACGCCAGATAATCATCTACAGCCTCGTGGAAAGCATTTGTAAGTTCTTGCACGCTTTCTCCTTCAAAATTAACAAGACCATTAATGCCCTCTATCTTCCCGAAAAAAACATTGTCCCTTTCGCTGAAAGATACAGACCCTATATAACCTTTATAAGTCAATGTATTCATATTTGTACTTGTCTATCTCTTTTTTCCGAACAACTCGGAATGACTACCAATTCTAAGCAAGTCGATTATTTCTCCGTCAATCCAAATAAGAAGAAAATCCCCTTCTATATGGCATTCCATACACCCTTTATACTCACCTTTCAACATGTGAGGTTTGTATTCTTGTGGAATCGGATGGTCATTTATAAGTAGATTTGCGATATATTCAAAAGCTGCGATTTTTTGGGGGAATTTCTGAATACGTTTGAAATCTTTCTTAAACTGGCTTGTTGGGTGTAATTTCTTTTTCACTTCATTAATTCCTCCATCAAACTATCCACGCTGTCGAACGTTTCTTTATTCTTGGTCGTGCGTGCTTCCCTTATAGCTGCGATCGTTTCCGTATTCGGTTCGGAGTATACAGCGTCCATCAAGGTACTCTCTACAAAATTATTCAAACTCCTGTTCGCTTTCTTGGCTTGTTCCTGCAATATTTGCAACAAGTCCTCACGTAAACGGAACGATGTTTGCTTTCTTATTACTGCTTCCATATTACTTCTGTATTATATTGTATCGCAAAGGTAATGTATTGTATGCGGAAAACAAATATTTTGCGGGTTTTCTTTGCCATTCCCGAAATTGTTCGTGCAACGCAACTTTTGAGGCATAAGAACTCCATTGACCGGGCAGGCTGTTGTGAAATGGATTCTTGGGGTTATCTAATGAAATAAATACCTATTAGTGTATATTTTCTATAATGAAAGTGCGATAATCCCATTATAACAATCAGTCATTTGTTTGTTTATCCATGCTTAACATACGTAGTGTTTCACGATATTGCTCTGCTACTGGTATTTTTTTAAATTCCACAGATTTTTCGTAGTTGTCTTTTATTACTTTCTCTATTTCATCCAAGCTAATTCGGAAAAACTCCTTTCTATTATTCATCATGTTCATTTTTTTATCATCAAAAGCTCTATGTAAAGCCGCTTCTAATTTAGGAGCATCATCGGAAAATATCATAGCATGTACATCAAAACGGAAAGGTACAGAAGCATTACTCAGTTCATCAATTCGGTCCATAGGTTCAAGCCTTCTTGTCATCCCTATCTTATAAACATTTTCTCCAAATGCTCCAATATTTGATATAACATATACATAGCCAGCTTTTTTATTTGCTTCTCGGTAATCCATTTCTTTCATTTCTCTGTCTAATTCCGATAAACGTTCTTCTATATATGCTTTTTTATCATTAAGATATTTTTTCTCTTCGTCAGGAGCTTTTGATAAAAGACTTTCCACTCTTACAATCTGTTTGTTATAATGAGCCAACTCTTTTTGTATTTCTTTTCGTTTTAGTTCTATTTCCTCTGTTAATTTAGCCTCTTCTCTCATTTGCTCCCGAATAGCCCGTTGTTCTTCTTTTTCTCTTTGCTGTTTTAATGAGTATTCGTAAGCTAAACGAAGTTCTTTTAACTTTAAATTTAGGTATGATTGTGTTATTGAGATACAGTTAGGCTCATTTAATTTATTTAGGTCATCATAGGATTTCATCATCTTATGCATATATGCCTCTACGTTATTAAACTTCACTTTGCTTACAAGAACATCACACTCGTTATTGAAACTTCTTATGATCTGTTTTATATTCCTTTTGGCAAACAATTTCCCTTTTGACAGGCTCCCATTTACAGACCACTCTTGGCTACATAATGCAGCCATATCATTTCTTATCATTTGTTTTTGTTCTTCTCTTATTTCTTGTAGTTTATATTTAAATTTTTCAGAAGAAGAGAATTTAAATATAGGAGTATATAACCCGAATTCTTGTAATAGGATTTGGTCATCAAGTTGAATAATTTCTGTCTTTTTATTTTCTATCTGTTTTTTTATTTCAGATAATTCTTTTTTCTTATTTTCTATATCATGAATCAATTCATTTTTTTCAATAAATAAAGAATCAATTTCAAATTTGCTTTTATCCTTAATTTCTTTTATGTGTTCTTCAATATCTATAATACAACTATATTTGTCAGATATTTCTTCTCTTTTTATACGTTCATAATTTAAATCAGAGGATACTTGTTGATATTTATTGAATAAATCATTATATTTATTTTTAAAATCTTGACAACAAGATTTTAATGAATCAATTTCTGCAATCTCTTTTTTTTTGAAAAAATCGAACCAAGACATAATTATACTAATTTTCGAACATATATTAAAATCTTTTTTGTTGTATTGCAGAATTGGATCATTCTTTTGTAGGATTTAAATGAGATAACTTCATCTATGATATCAAATTTATGGAATTCTTCTTTTTCTATTGATTTAGATCTAATCATTACAATTTTATCAGCTTCTGAATAGAAGACAATTATAATGAAAACTCCATTAGCTAAATTAGCTCCATTAACAACCTCTACTTTAAAATAAATATGTAAATCATCGTCATATCTTTCATCTTTTGCAAATGAAATTTCAGATATGTTTAGGTTATATTCATCGAAAGACTCTTGATCTATCTTAATAAGTTCAGATAAAAAGTTTAGGTCCCCAGTCAGTTCCATTTTCTACATCATTTTTAATCAATAAAAATTTACTGTACTTTACAAAAGTAGTAAAATTTTTATTGAATCCTTATTTTTTTGAAGATTTTTGTGGAACAATTTTGATAATTACAAAATTGTTCCCATATTTGCGGTGTTCAAACTAATTGCGGTACATTACTGCTGGCTTATGTCAGCGATTTTTGTATTTATACATATTCTTGTGTATCTTTTTGAGTATTAAAGATATTACTGCACCGTGTCGGGTCACTGGAAACATCCCGGAGCTTGCAATTAGGCTTGAACAACACGTAGTGCAGTTTTTTTATTGTTCAAATTAATTGTTATGGAAGAGTTAAAATTATTCCAATCTCCCGTGTTTGGGAAAGTGCGTACCGTAATAACAAGCGGTCAAGTTATGTTTGTAGCAAGTGATGTCGCAAAAGCATTAGGTTACGCAGTTCCCCAAAAAGCAGTTTTAGACCACTGCAAGCACTGTTCCAAAATGGAACACCCTTCCTATAAAGGGACTTACATAAATATTATTCCCGAATCGGATATGTATAGACTTACCATGAAGTCAAAGTTGCCAAACGCAGAACAATTCCAAGATTGGGTATGTGAAGAAGTAATCCCATCCATCCGCAAGACCGGCGGCTACATCGCTACCAAAGCCGACGATACCCCAGAGGAAATCATGGCTCGTGCTCTTACTATCGCACAGGCTACCCTTGAAAAACGGGAAGAACGGCTGAAACAGCTTGAAGCCGACAATCAGCAAAAGGATGCCAAGATCGCAAAGCTCCAACCGAAAGCCGACTTCGCAGATGCCGCCTTCATCACCGACGACAAAGTCGATATCGGAATGGCAGCTAAAATCCTAAAGCTGGGGTTTGGACGCAACACACTATTCCAAAAGCTAAGGCAGGTAGGCGTATTCTTCTCTAACCGGAACGAGCCGAAACAACGGTTTGTCAATGCCGGGTATTTTGAGATGAAGGAAAAATTCATTGAGCGAAACAGCCATCCGGGTTTTGTTGTCACAAAAATTCTTGTCACGCAAAAAGGGCTGGCTTACATCAACCATCTGTTTGGCGGAAATCCATCTGACGGGAAAATAGCAGCTATAGAATAAACCTTACATACATACCTATTCAGCAGTCCTTTATAATGCAGGACAGCCAATATTATACCAATTAATAAACCAAAAAATAATTACAAAATCATGGAATTTAAAGATTTAGCAACAAAGTTCGAAGGTCTTACAGCAGATCAAGTAGGGGTATTAGCAGAGTTCGGCAAAGATATTTTAGATGATGCAGGCATATTCTGTTTACCATCCTGTCTGCTGGGATTAATTCAAGATATACTCAATATAGACGAATTTGATATTGAAGAAAATAGGTTTACAATAAGATCACTCTTACATATTGTGAAATTAGTCAATGATTTAAATATGCAATGTTGGTTTGAACATAAAACCCCGTTCGGACTTACAGGCATTAGAAATGACAACCAATATGTCGGATTAGATAACGAGACTAAAATAATAGCATCATGAAAGCATTATCCTTGATATTCCTGTTAGTGGCCGGGGTTCTTCTGGCAGGATCGGAAAGCGAATATTTCTTAGGTAACATAATCAGACTTGTGATGCTGTTCATTGCCGGCAACAAATTGACGGAAGAAGATAATATTGCTACATAAAACAAGATAAATCTGCATGTTGGGGCTTCGTACCCAGCGTATCACGTTTGGATGTCCCAGATAGCAATACCGCTATCTGGGTTGTTATTATGTATTATAAATTGAATCTATAATATTTGTGTATTTAATAGATTGTATCTATATTTGCTTTTGTAATAAACAAGAGCTTCAAAGAGAGCCTATGGTATAATGGTTGACGCCATTGCATCGTAGGCTCTCTTTTTTAATATTATGGCAACAGACAGAGATACGCTAATATTCCAGAAAGCAAATGGATCCGAAACAAAAGATCTGTATGCAGACTTTGGTATTAAAACAACTAGTGTGCCATTATTCTTACCTCTTGAAACAAAAGAGTTGCCATCTCGCGATTGGATAGATGAAGATGGCGAGGATGTTTATTTCCCTGATGTTGTAAGATTACAAGCCTACGACACAGAGATATCTATGGTGTATAAAGGAGCTCAAGGGACATTTCCGACTAAACAGGCTGCCGTATTTAGATATATGACAACAGAAGGGTTAGAGCTTAATATTTTTTCTCCATATTCAAATACCGGATGTAAAGGGGCTTATTTCAAGGGCTTTAGCGATTTTGATTTCACAAGCGATAGTAGTTTGGGAGATGTTGCTGTATTTAAAATGAAATTTAGAGTAACCAAACCGAGAGAACAATTTATCATAAGGTGATATGGGGTGGATTATTTATGACAAAACGGGCGAAATAGAGCGTTGTACAATCAAAGAATTAGAGTACAATGGTTCCTTTATGGGGGAAAGGACTGTAACCTGTTCCTTCGAATCTCCTTCTGTTATAAACTTTGCCATTGGTGATCATATTACTTATAGGGGAGAAGAGTTCTATTTGGATTATGAGCCGTCTCAGATAAAAAGCGCATCTTTTGGTAGCGCCTTAAATGCTTTCAAATATGATTTGATATTTAGGACTATAGATATCGAATTGCAGAATTGCCAGTTGTTGGACTATGTGCCGTACGGCAATGATTATCATTATCAGCCAAGTCCTTCTTTTTCTTTTGTCGGAACCGCAAAAACGTTTGCTGAAAGAATACAAGCAAATATGGATCGAGATTATCCAGGATGGGAAATAGAAGTTTATGAAGGTGTTGAAACGGAGGACGCAGAGATAGAAATAGATAATGTGTCTTGCTGGAATGCTCTTGTAATGATAAACAAGGAGTTTGGCCTAAATTTCTTTATATCCAAAAGAAATGTAAAAATCGGCTATCCAGAAGAATCTTTGGAGCACACCTTTTATTACGGCAAGAATAACGGGTTGTACCAAATAGAAAGGGATGTTAATGCTGATGAGGTAGTAGTAACCCGGTTGTACGCTTATGGAGGAGAACGTAATATACCGGATGATTACAATAAACGCGATTCTGATTTTTCCGGTAAAAAGAATTTAATGTTGCCGGGGTATCTTGAAACGGGTAAAAGCTATATTGAATCAAGGAATCTTCCGGCTTATGGGATTAGGGAGTACACTATGGTATTTGAAGATATCTATCCTTCTATAGCGGGGGTAGAGTTGCCGGATATAGGAAGGATAGATGAACTGGTTGCTGCCGAGCAGATAACAAAAGAAACAGAGACAAAGGGCACTTTCAAGATTACAATCAAGAATATAGGTTTCAATATCAAAGACTACCTGACAACAGAAACAGCTACAATATCAATGAAAAGCGGTAGTCTTATTGGCTATGAATTTGAGATTGTAGATGTTGTTCAGTTAGAGAGTGGCAATTATGATATAACTCTTAATAAATCAACAAGGGATGATTTTCAAGTTCCCAATGCTGGGCAGAATCTTTCCGCTGGTGATCGATTTGTGATTCTTAATATCAAGATGCCGGAAAAGTATGTGGAATATGCAGAGGATAGGTTATTAAAAGCTGCAACATCTTATCTGGTGGAACATGACCATGTTATCTATACCTATAATATTGGAGTGGATGAGATATACATGGCCAGAAATGGGAATCTACACGATTTGATTCGTGAAGGAATGAAGCTCCCATTATACGATGTGGATTTTGGTACTGATTATAGCATTATCATTCAGAGTTTATCCATAAGAGAGGGTGAATCAATTCCAACATATGATATTTCTCTTAGCGATAAACCTATAGCAAGTACGATTGATAAGATTTGGGATGCCATTGATAATGTAAGGAATGAAGGTTCAACATCTACAGGAGGATCTATTATTGGCGGTGGGGCTTCACCAGAGGAACTTAATAAGAAATATCTGAGAAAGGATAAACCAGATCAAACTAACTATCTTCTTGGGCTTAATAATGGCGCTACATTTGGTACATATGTAGGAGGATTTTTAGGTTCTGGTGGAAAATTTGATAAGAATGGCGATATTGAAGGAAATAGTTTGACTCTTCGCGAATTTCTAGAAGTACCAGAATTACGTTTTAACCGTATTGATGTTGTTTCCGGTGAGTTATGGAACTCTATTGCTTTTGGACTTATTGAATCTGTAGATACTGAAAACCAGATAGTGACCTTAAAACTTGAAGAAGGTGAATTATCAGGTCTACATATTAATGATTTCTGTCGTGGTATATTTCATAATTTGACGGGCAACGAAGCTGTTTCTGGTACAGATAGCGCAGGTTTTGACACTATTGCAGGATTTTCTACTTCCTATTTTACACCTGTAAAAATCATTGATAATGCGCATTTCAAATATGAGTTAAAACCGGGAACATCTGTGCATCCTACTGCATCAATGAAGTTCTCAGTGTATGGTAATGCTACTGATAAAAGCAGACAGGCTTCTGCTTACAGCACAAGGAAATATAAACGGTACCTTATCAATGTTGATACCTGGGAAATAAACCCTTCAAAGAATATCACTTATCAAGATGGTGACTTATCCAATTTAGTGATAAACGGAGAATCCCTTGCAAAAGGCTCCGTGTACTTGAACAATGTATATTTTGGAGGGAATGTGTGGAATGTTCCAGGATTGGATAACAATTTTAAAGGTGATGATGCCTATTCCGCAGTCCTTTCTACTTATTCCGCCGTTTATAATATTGCGGATGGAATTTACAGTCAAGTTGAGGTTGTAACTGGGGATGATACGGTAATGACCGGAAGTGACATTGTGGTCGCATCTGAATTTAGTGTTTCGACCATTATACAGGCTTATAAGGGTGCAAATAAATTACGTTATAGTGATGTTGTGGGTGAAGGTAAATATCTTGTAACATCAGAAGGAGAGGGATGTAAATATACTATTACAGATGGTCTTGTAGCGGTACAAGAAGTAACGGAAGATAAAGCAACGATAAATCTTCATGTTAACTGTGAAGGTATGTCAACGTTCGATCTTCTTTTTACAATAACCAGAGTGAAAAATGGAGAAGATGGTACTGATTATGAATACATCTATACTCGAACAGGCTCTTCTTCTATCCCTTCAACACCAAGTTCAAAACAGGAAGACGATTATGTACCCACTGGTTGGACAGATGATCCTGTCGGTCCAACTCCTTCTCTTCCGTATGAATGGGTAAGCAAGAGAGAAAAGTTTCATGATGTATGGGGAGAGTATTCAACTCCTGCATTATGGGCTAAATATAGCTTTGACGGAGAAGATGGTGGCCCAGGTAATCCTGGGGAAGATGGAAAGACTACTTATCAGGTTTATCGTCGTTCCGGCAGCCAACCATCAACCCCCACAGGTACATGGGTTCCTCCTTCTGGTTGGGCTCTTGATCCCCCTGTTGGTGATTCTCCCTTATGGATGAGTAGGGCAATATTCAATGGAAATGGTACGATTTATAGTAGTTGGTCTACTCCTGTCAGAATAACGGGAGATACTGGCTCTCCAGGTTCTAATGGACCTGCTTTAACATTTAGAGGCGAATATTCCGGCTCTAAGCAATATACAGGTACATCCGATCATGTGGAAGTTGTTTACACCGGATCGGGTAGTTCTCGTAGGTATTTTATAACAAAGACAACAGCAGGAACATTTACAGGGCAATATCCAGGCAATGATACTTCTTATTGGAAAGCATTTCAAGGGCAATTTGAGAATATTGCTACGGGGCTATTATTTGCAGAAGAAGCTAATATTGCAGGATGGTGGTTTAGCAATACCCATATTGAGAGTCAAAATAGAAATGTTTCTATAGATGGCAATGCAGATAATGGACCGCGTATTGCGTTAGGTGCATCTTATTCTAATAGAAAAGAAGCACCTACCAGATTGTATGGGGATGGTACAATAAATACAAAAATGCTCATAGCTGATGATGGTTGCAAAATTGGAAATTTTTCTATAGAAAATAATTGGCTTAAGTGTAATAAAGATATAGGTGGTGAAACTGGATATATTACAATGAAGGGCACTAATACCGAAATATCTTTTGGTCAAGACTTAATTCCATCGACAGTAGGAGGCGCATTCACTCTTACTTCTATTATTAAAAATAGAAAAAAAAATTATCTTAGTAGTAGTAACTTATTTAATTGGGACCCAGAAGGAAATAAAAATGTTGGATTGAATATCAATACCGGAAACTGTGATTTCCCGATAGCGATAGATAGCGAAGGTTTCAATTCATTTAAGGGAGGATTATCCGTTGTCACATATATACCAAGTAGCGGATATAGATGGAATGATCTTAAGTATAAGGATATATTCGTTTTTCAAGGCAGTACTTCTGCTACTTCAGTAATAACTTTGCCTACAAAACAAGAACTTTTTGACGCTTTTGGAGGTAGTGATTACTTTTCGAACGGTCTGGCTCTTTCCTATCAGGCGGTTATCAAGTTTACTTTTCTTATTACAAGATATAGCGGAAAAGTTGCTTTCAGAGGTGTATCGGGTATTCCCATAATAGGCACAGCCGGTTCGATATATGGCAGTGGTAATTATACTTATGGACAGTATGAAGCAACTCCTGGAACTATAGTGACTTTCTATTATTACAACAACAATTATTATATAAATAGTAATGCATTTTGATAAATAAAGGAAGATATGAACACATTAGATTTGAAAATATTAAGAACTTCAGACAACGGTCGAACTACTGTGGGAAATATTGTCGCATATTATGAACGGCATATTGATACAGGAACGGGCAAAATGGATTTTTTGCATGTATCTTTCCTTAAAAGTGAGATAAGACAAGTTCCACTTTCTGATGGAACGTTAACGGATGAAAGACAGGAAACACCTTTGCATGTTGATATAGAGTATAGTTCTCAGAACTTTAGAGCTCAAATTCTGGAACAGGACAATATACAGCAATTTTGGGATATTTTCTGGCAGTTGTACAATCAATTAAAGACGGAGTAATATGGCAGGGACGAAAGATATAAAAAATTTCACAAAGTTCCCGTCATTGTCGGACAATGACTTAATTTTAGGATCAAAAACCTCTTTGGGAGGATCGGATGCGGCTATAGCGGTATCTGATTTTAAAAAGCAGGTATCTCAAGACGTGGAACCGACCATTAATGAAAATGGTTATTGGGTAGTTAATGGAGTGAATACAGGCAAAAAGGCAGAAGGGGCTACACCTGTTTTAGAAGGTGGTTCTACCACTACCGGAGAGCCGGATACTCAAGCTTCATCATCTATTGTGCGATCAGGAGAAACACCAGAAGGATTACCACGATACATCATAAGTTTAACTATTCCTCGAGGATCTACTGGTAATGATGGAAAAACACCTCAGTTTAAAATAGGGACAGTTAAAAATGGAGATGATGCTTCTGCCTCATTATCTTTTGATGGTGAAGATCTGTCGGGAAATCCCGTATATAAGATCAATTTGGTTTTACCTAAAGGTGAGATTGGAAATCCTGGTGTAGATGGTTCTGACGGTATAGATGGAAAAACGCCTAAGTTTGAGGCAGGACCAGTAACAACTCTTGATCCGGGAGAAAAGGCTATAGCACAAATTACTTTTAAACAGAATGATACTGACGGATCGCCGATATATACAATATCCTTGTCTATTCCTAAAGGCGATGTCGGGGATAGTGGTAAAACTCCCATCTTAGAATCCGTCAACGCCACCTCTGGTGAAACCCCTTCCGGCAGCTTTACCAAGAACGGAGTAGACGAAGAAGGCAATCCCAAATATATTCTTAATCTGACTACCCCTAAAGGCAAAGACGGTCAGCCGGCAGTCTTTGAACAGGGGATAACGACAACTCTTGATCCTTCGGAAGAAGCCAGAGTTGAAGTTGTAGAGAATGGAGAGACGCCCGAAGGCAACCCGAAGTACATTTTGAATTTCTTCGTTCCCCGCGGTCAGACGGGACCTGCCGGATCAGGGACGGGTAATGTGCTTGTTGACGCTGCTGGGCTTGTTTCAGGAAAGAAGTATTTGTTTGTTCCGGATTCAGACAACAGTTCATCCGGTACGTTCATGGAATATGTCGAACCGGCCATACCAACTAAAACAAGTGATCTGACCAACAATAGTGGTTTTATCACAAAAGCGGTAAACGATTTAACAAATTACTATCTAAAGTCTGAAACATACACAAAGGAAGAAGTCCAGTCTTTGATATCAGCCATTAATAGTGTAACGCTTCAGAAGGTTGACTCTCTCCCGGAACCGGGGGAAAGTAATGTTATCTATCTTGTCCCCAAATCCGGGTCGGGAAACGATATCTACGACGAGTATATCTTCATAGACGGGAAGCCGGAGCATATTGGCAGTACGCAGGTCGACTTGTCGAACTATGTGCAGGAAGCTCCAAAGGACGGAAAAACCTACGGGCGTAACAATGGGGCGTGGTCGGAGATAGTGGCGAGCAATCAGTACCTTGACTTGACAACTTTATTTCCAAATGAAAGTGGCACATTGTCAAATGAAAACTATCAAAAGATAGTTGATGCAGTAAATAAAGGAATAACAACAGCAAGAATTGATACTAACCCTGATGGATTTGGCCCGATAACAATTAATAGTTCTACTGAAGGATATGGTATTATAACAAGTAATTTAGCGGTAGACACCGTGGATCGTTCTATACAGTTGATGACGATAACCGTAACTATTAAGAAGAGTGACAAGACCTATACTTCGACATCTAATAAACAAAGTTTACAAAATACTGGCTTCGGTACAAAATACCTCTCCGACAACGGTCAATACCTCACTCCCCCTACCGCCACCCCTACCACAGCGGGGTATATGTCGGCGGAGGACAAGAAGAGGGTGGATGATATAGTAAACTTCGGCACAGGGAGTAATGCTGTCACCACTCTTGTGAATATACCGACAAGCAAGAGGTTGGTTAAGGCTACCCTATCCTCCGCTTCAAACCTGTCGATAAATGAGTCTGCAAGGGCACTGAATGTAGGCGAAGAGATATACCTTGATTGTAATCCTACCGCTTCTTTTACGCAGCCTATCCCTACTACTGGCAGTTTTAGATCAATGTCCGGTAGTTCTATTACCACTACTTCCGGCGTGCCTTTCGAGATGTCTATTTTGAAGATCGCTACGAGTGGTGTCATGTATTCAATAACCGTTAAAGAGAAAGATTGATATGTTGAGAAGAAGGACGATAGGAAGTAAGAAGTTAGAATTCTTTCAGAAGCGGTTTTATCCGGCAGGAAATTACACATGGACGGTTCCACCTGGATGTACGGAGGTCGATGTGTTTCTTGTCGGTGGTGGATGCGGAGGCAATAGAGGATATTCAGATACAGGAGGAGCTGGAGGATATACAAAAACCTTTAAAAAAGATACATCCGGATGGAGAGATGGTGATGCTATCCCTGTTATACCGGGTCAGTTAATTTCAATAATAGTTGGCAAAGGAAGTAGTAGAAGTTCTAATAGTACTCCACCTAATGATGGTGGATACTCGCAATTTCTAAACTCGAATTATAGAGCTTATGGAGGGAGTATGTATGGATACGAAAATAGTCCATGGCATTCAGATGGCGGTTCAGGTAGCGGTGGAGGAGGTTCTATAGGAGGTAATGGCGGTTCGGATGGTGGTAATGGATCAAACGGCAGCGCTCATGAAGGAGGTATAGGACAAGGTCATACGACTCGAGATTTTGGGGAATCTTCAGGTAAACGGAATGCTGCTGGTGGTGGAGGTGGTGGTAGTGAAAGATATGGAAAAGCAGGAGTATCTGACTATACAGAAGGTAAAGGAAGTGGAGTAAATGGTGGCGGTGGTTATGGTGGTGGTGGTGGATCAGAAGGTGACGGCGGTGATGGCACTGTCCTGATCCGATACTGGGCTTACGAAGAATAAAAACAAATATAAGTGATATGAGTAAATATATATACATACAAAAAGACGCAGCAAACATATATGTCACAATGCCGGAAAAGCTCGATACAGCAAACAACGATATCGGCACAACATGGGAAGATTATGTTGCAGGAAAGTACGTTTTGCTGACAGAAGAACAGATTGCCTTTAAAGAGGCAAACGAAGGTGCATCCGTAGAAGAAGTGTTCAATATGCAATTGACGCCTATTCCCGAACCGACACCGGAAGAAAAACTTCAAATTGCAAAAGACTTGAAGCGTCAGGAAGTCTACAACACCGACTACCGGCACTATTACATAGAGGACAACGATGTATATACATACGACCGTTTGTCTCTAAAAGACCAGTGTGCCCGAAAAGATACGGTTGAAGTAAACGGGAAATCGTATAAATCATCTCTGTTATTGGAAGCTCTCAATGAGATGGCAGACTATAATGATATCTGTATAGGTCTATCAGAAAAGTTACTCTCTGATATTGAAGCTGCCGAGACAGTGGAAGATGTAGAAGCGATTGAGGTGACAGGCTATCCCGATGTAATCCATAGAACAACAGCCGAATTACAGGAAGCCGTAAAATACACGGAAACGCACGATTCAGAGAAGCAACTATCCCGTATCACCCGTAAATCTGTGTCTGCAATGTCACTGACGGATGATGAAGCGATTGGTGCCAAATACGTACATGCGGAATGGAAAGAATTTATTAACGGGAAGTTGGAAACCGGCAACCGGGTAATTAACGATGACTGGTTATGGAAAGTCCGGCAACCGATAAATCCGGTTCTCGAAATATATCCTCCTTCGGTAGATACGGCTGCTCTTTATGAGCGCATGGACGAAAATCACAAAGGCACGGAATACGATCCCAAACTCTATGCGCCAGGCATGACGCTTGAACAGGAAAAGTATTACACGGAAATGGAAGACGGTGTAAGGAAGAAATATTACTGCTTTTATGGTACGATTAATCCGGTATATGCCCATTTGAAAGAATTGATTAACATAAATGTAAGATTGGTATGATAACTATTTTGACGATTATTTCAATGCTTGTTATTGCGGCCTACACGGCTGCCGTGTGTGTAAAGACTAAGGGTGTACCTTATTCCATAAGTGCAACCTATTACTACCTGGAGCATAAATTGTGGTTTATGGCAACAATGTGGCTGACTGCCGGTTTATTGATGCCTGCAATATTGGAGGTAAGTAAACCAAACACGGAATGGGTTGCATTTCTGTCCTGTGCTGGCATGTTCTTTGTTGGTTCAGCTCCCAATTTCAAAGATGATTATGAGAGCAAGATACATTCTGCTGGAGCAATCATCTGTATTGCCGGATCGCAACTTTGGGTGGCATTGAACCTCTGGCCAATGTTGTTAGTATGGCTTGCCTATGTAGGGTATACTGCATTAAGCATTGCCAAAGAAAAAGAGGGCACATTTTGGTATAAGTTCTACCAGAGCAAGCCGATGTTCTGGATTGAGATAGCAGCCTTATTATCCACTTATTTAGGCATATTATTTTTACTTTAAATGATGGAAATGCAAGAAATAGTCCAGTTGATAGGATCATTTATCAGCGCAGCAGGCCTGCCGTTAATTGGAGCATTCATGTTTTATGAATCTCGAAAACGTAAGGCTGCCGCAGAAGCTAAAAAAGCAGAAGCGGATAACATTACTCAGTATGCTGATGAATGGAAAGAATTATACGAGAAAAAGGAAAAAAGAGTGGGTGAACTGGATACTAAAATAGATACTTTGTATGCAAAAATAGAAGAATTGCGTCAGCGTATCCGTGAGCTAACTGAAAAGAATACGGAATTGATAATTAGGAATAGTGCTCTTGATTTTCGGAAATGTAATAAACATGGATGTCCAGATCGAGAGCCACCCAGTGAGTTTTAGACAAGTTTAATTTAGATAATGGAGTAATATATTATGACAGCAAGAGGACTTAGAAATAACAATCCTGGTAATATTCGGATTAATAACGACTTGTTCCAAGGAGAAGTAAGGCCCAGTGAGGATAAGTCGTTTAAGCAATTTACAACAATGGCTTACGGATACCGGGCTATGTTTAAAATATTATCTAACTACTTCAAAAATTACAAGCTCGACACTATCCGTAAGCTGATTACCCGTTGGGCCCCACCGGAGGATAATAACCATACGGAAGCCTACATTATGGCTGTATCTGATTATGCCGGAATCCCGGCCGACGATCCGATCAATGTAAATGACCGTGAGCAGATGATCCGTATTGTGGCAGGTATGAGCCGTGTGGAGAATGGGGTAGAGGCTGATATGCCAGATGTGATTGACGGATGGAGCTTGTTATGATGGACGAAAGAGACAAAGACGAATTATTAGGTGGTTTGATCGGGTTATTGATAATAGCACTGATCTGTATGCTTACATCTTGCCGTACGCAAGTCCGTTATGTCCCGGTTGAAACGGTCAGAATTGATAGCGTGTTCTTTAACTCGGCCCGGATCGATAGCGTGCTTATACATGATTCGGTCTCTGTAATTCAAAGAGGCGATACCGTTGCCGAATATCGGTACAGGTACATCTATAAGTACAAGGACAGGGTAGACACGCTATATATAAACCGAACAGATACTATCCGAGTACCATACCCGGTTGAAATCGAAAAGAGGCTGACAGTCTGGCAACGGATGAAGATAGAAGTAGGCGGCTGGGCGATGGCGGCTGTCATTGTCATAATACTGATCGTTGTTGGCCGGATGGTTTACAAACTGAAGCAGTAGACTTTTGTTCATAGTCTCTTCCTATGGGGCTGGGAAGTAAAATAAAAGCCCCCAACGTATCACGTTTAACTGCTACATAAAACTGATACACAAGCATAGACACTCGCACGTTGGGGACTTAATATCTTCAACATGAATGTCTATGCTTTTGTTGCATTATGTGCGATAAGTTTTATGTAGCAAAGGCAAAGATATAACTAAAATTCAAACATTATGTGTAAATCTGAAATCTTTGCCAAAATATTAAGAATTGTCTCTAAAGAGACAGAAGTATCAGAAGACCTGATACTGTCAAAGTGTAAACGAAGTGATATTGTTGATTCACGCGGTATCATGGTTGTTATACTATCTGAATATAAATTCAGTGAATCTCAAATATCGTCATTTACCGGATTTACGCAGCAATCGATCAACAAGTTGAAAAATATCTACCCTGACAGAATACGCAGAAATTATCTGCTAAAGGTTATAGTTAGGAATATACGTGAGTCGCTTGATATGCCATTAAGGTGTTTGTAAATTAAGATAACATATTTGTTATGAAGAAACATTGCATAGTTTTTATAGGAGGCTAATACAGAAAAGATAAGGGAACAAGTAAAAAAATCAGACAGTTTAACAACAACTTTACAACAATCCTACAACAATCCTACAACATTCTACCATTCAATACAATTACTGTTTTGCGACATTTGCGATGCGGTTGATATTGACCGTAACTAAGATTTAAAATACAATGGAAAAAACTTATGTATTTAATCAAGACGGGGCAGGTGGAACGAGTAACGGCTTACTTGCATCAATCCTTCCGTCTTTGCAGAACAGGGGTATTGACACAGGTTACCTCATGGGATTAATGAACGGTGGAGGCGGTAACGGTGGTTTCTTCGGGAACAACGGCGGTTTTCAGGACATTATTGCGTTGATTGTGATTGCTGCCATCTTTGGCAACGGCAACTTCGGTTTTGGAGGAAACAACAATCAGGGTGCCAATGAAGGAAGAGACATGATTATGCAAATGCTTAATCGCAACGGTGTGGACATCGCATCACTTGCCCAGGCGTTGAATTTATCTTCAGACCAAATCCTTGCTGGTATTAACTCTGTATCTCAGGCAATATGCGGTTTAGGCAATCAGATGGGACAGAATACCAACAGTATCATTACTGCAATTATGCAGGGCAATCAATCTATCTCTGCTCAATTAGCCGATTGTTGCTGCAAAACGCAGACTGCGATTGAACGACAGGGGTATGAAAGTCGCTTAGCGAGTTGCGAAAACATGAATACGCTTACACGTACAATGGAAGGGAATACTCGTTCTTTGTCGGACGCTTACCGTGAAGGATTCCAGGCTATTGTAGCCAAGATGGATGCCGCAGAGGCACGCCGTCAGCAGGAAGCCCTTGCTGCAAGGGATGCAAGAATTGCAGTTTTGGAGGGGGAAATCTCTCAGCGTAATCAGAATGCGACAATCTTGAGCAACTTCGGTCAGCAGATCGCGCCGTTGGTAGCCGGCTTGCAGGCATTGCAAAGTGATGTAGACGGTATCAAGTGCAAGATGCCTCCAACGGTATCCGTTCCTTATCCACAGTTGCAGGTGTATAACCCGGAAACCTATCGTGCGGCCGCTTTCGGTGCTTATGCCGGTGACGCGGCTTATGGACGCGGCGGTTACGGATGTGGTTGCAATAACTACTGGGGTTGATCCGGGTAAGAAAGGAGGTAATTATGTGGCCTAACTTTTTTACAGGATTTCCTTTTCCGTTCCCTTCACTTGGCAGGGCAAACTTTAACACCTTGCCAACGGTGGCTGTGACGGTAGGGACGGAGAACGTGACATTAGAGCTTCCGAACCATGCGTTTCGTAACCGGGATTATGTAGGCGGTTTCTATGTCAATCTCCGTCAAGCTATCCCGGCTGGAACAACAGCAACACTGCCCATTCTGATAGGGACGAACGGGGACACGAGACCGTTGATGGCTTACGGCGATGTGCCTGTGCGAGTAGAGAACCTTGCCGGTCCGGGTATCTATGAGATCCATTACAACAAATACACGAACGAATTGTATCTTGTTAATGGTGGATATAGACCGACAACTACTCCGGCTCCTACAGCAGAAACGGCTTCTTTGCGAAGCAAGTAGTAATTAACATGGAGCTCTGTGGTTGTTGTAAAAATTGCAATAACCACACTCCTTTAAAATCAAACAATCATGTTTCAGAATCTTCGAGTAAATAATCAGTTGTATATTCTTCATAAGGAAGCCAAACATTTCATAGAGATTGGTTCTGTGGTAAGCGTTTCTGCACCCAAGCCTAAATATCCTATGCCCGCTCCTATGGGGCAGATACCTCAGATGGAGATGGTCGTAGATGTCGTGGCTAATATTAATGGTCAGAACACGACGTTTCAGAATCTTCCTTCCGGTAGTGATATAGCCGACTTTGGGCAAAACGGGAATCTTGTTGTCTCATGTTCCCGCGATGCGATGAACAATGAAATATCCATGATAAAACAAAAAAGATTGGATAGGGTTAACAGTCGGGACTATGACCTCAGCGTGATAGCATCCTGCGATGAGATGTTGACAATGATCAATCCTGAGTTTGCAGAAAAGCAACGTCAAGAACAGGAAATCAACACCCTTAAGGCCCAGATGTCTGATATGAGCAAGAACATGTCTGAACTTATGGAGCTAAACAAGCAATTGATGCAACAGCTTGGAGTTAAGGAAACAACTAAAAAGTAATAATTATGGGATCAAATAGAAAACTAGAAGAGCTTTTCAGAGAGTTCGATGCTTATGAAGACGAAGACTTGATGGAAGCGATAGAAGAAGCCTATAAACTTGGTTGCAAGGAAGGCAAGAGAAAAGCAATGGAAGGCGGTATGGGATTCCGAGACGATGACGATGACGACGACGATGAATTCCGCGATATGTGGAGACGCGGTGGAGAAGGTTTCGGTGAAAGGCGCGGCGTGAGAGGAACCGGACGGTATGCCGGGGAATACCGCAGACGCAGACGTTAAATCAGAAGGGGACATTGTGCCCCTTCTTAAAAAGTAAAGATATGAGATTAGATATGTACGATGATTTTCCTTCGGGGATGAAAGCTTATTTAAGCGCATATGGCTGGCATTTTTCTAAGGCTATGTGTGATTGGGCTATTTCCATGATGGAAAAAGAAGATGGAACTGGCAAGAAAATAAAGGTACAGCCCTGGACAAAAGAGCAGATCGACGAAATGCTTAAAAAATATAACGTCGATGTAAAGAAGAAAGGCGGCTATGACTATGTGTATGTTGCCAATATGTGCAAGGCTGATTTTCTTGGTTCCTCCGTTCCACACGATCAATATGCTGCTTTATACGTGAAGAACGTTTGCGACGATCCGGATGCTTACGATGGTATTGTATTTACTCGTTTCTATGCTGATTGCATCGGTTCTGGAACGCCTATTATTTGGGATGAAATGATGTAAATATGATAAGAAGAGGCCTATACATAATGAAGTACGATTGGCAGGTGCATATATTTTATCGTGTCACCTGCTATTATACGGAAGAGATCATAGGTTTGTTGAAATCAATAGATTGTCCGAAAGACAAGGCAAGAGAGGCTTACAATAATTTGGTGTCATGCAAACTTGATACCGGTGTCACGTACTCCAATTACAAGCTACGGAAATCTGTAATGGTCATAAGCAAGACTTCGTCTCCGGAAGAGTTTTTTAACTCCCTAAAGCACGAATGCCGCCATTTGGAGGATCATATAGCTACGGCATTTAAAATGCCTATAGGAGGTGAAGAAGTGGCGTATTTGGCCGGTTATTTAGGTAGGATGTTGTACGAGGATGTGCAGTTGTTTATATGCGACTGCCGCAAACATAAACGGGAAAAGTTATGCGTAAAGCGAATAAAAAAGAAATAAGAAAATTAAAAAGGGAGTCAGCCAGACGCGAGATTGACCGCCTGGTTGACTCCCTTGACTTTGAGCCGGTCAACTTCAACGAGAAGGTGTGCCGGCTAAGGAGGCTGATGTGCCTGCTATGAGGCTATATCGCCAAGTAGACTATCAAGCAGATGTACTGTAATAGCCAAGTCAAGACTTGTTCAGGCATTAGTTTAGTCTCTTCTGCATAAAGTGTCCGATATTTTTTTTGAGAAGTTACAAGTTATTCTTTCAAAAATTCAGGATTATCAAAAACATTCCCAATAATACACCCTTGGCATATCTCTGAATCTAATAAATCGTACGGATTAACTCCATCTAAGGATATGCACCATCCTGTATGTTCGTATAAGTCAATTACTTTTGGAAACTTTCTTTTCTCTTCATGCTTCCATGTTGAGAATATAACGGAATAAATACGTCCGCTTGGTGCTTTTATCAAGTCTCCTTCGTAAATCTCCTTTTCATTTTTGTCTTTTAAGCCTGTGTACTGACCGATAGAGTCAGACATAACAAAATCCCATTTTGAAAAGAAAGGTGATGCAGAACCGTCATTAAATACTCCTCTTTCTTCTATGATTATTGTACCTTGTTCTAAATTTACAGGAGTACCGTATTTCCACTTTTTGTAAGTAGTGCTTTTCCCTCTGAATTTTATTTCACGCATAATTAAGCTTCTATTAAAATATGTCCTTGCTTTCTTAATTGTTCGACGTATTTCATCATACCTTTTTCCGTAGAAAATGATTCATCGTCCCACCAAATGCCCAATCGTTTAACCTGCACTTGATACCACTGATCACCGAAGAAGTTTTCATATAGTCCGTATCTATATTTAGCCATTATCAGTCCTCCTAATTAGGTAATAAATCATCGATGTATGCCCAACGCAAAATCTTGTCGTAATGGCAAGCTTTTACCCATTCATATTCAGAACGCCAATCAATACAAATGCAGACATTTCCGTCTCCATCCATGTGTTCAACCAAACAGTCCTTTCCCGGTTCAGCTATGTCACATGGTTTGTGCCACACCGAGTTGATGCGCCATTCTGCACCTTTCTCGAATGAATAGTCAAACAGTCCTCTTGTTTCCTCCGGATCATGATCCCAACCTATCATATTAGCATGTTGGGTTGCTGCTTTTTCAATATCTTCTCTTTCCATTTTTTTCTTTTGTTAAATTAATATCTTTCGTGATTTGAGCTATTTTACCAGTCTTCTAAATCTTCGGTTGAATAAGAATCACTAGCATCATTTTCGTCAGAATAATTCGCGCAATAATTTAGAAGGTTGAAATGATTATCACCTATTGAACAATCATCTCTGTTCGCACAATTCATGCAGCACCATTCATCGCTTTGCCTCATAGTCTTTTTCGTTTGTTTGACTTAACACACTATCATCAAACCCAGAGCAGGCAGCATCGTTCTGCTCGGCACCGGCCATCTGACATTCGAAGTAAGCGTCACAATCTCCACATATCTGGTCGTTCGGTTTTTCCGAACAACCACTGTCTAGTCCCTGATCCAGGCAAGCGATAAAATGCTTCAAGGCTTCTTCCGCTGTCGGGCAGTCCGGTGATTCGAAATAAATCATCGCTTCATTAAAGGCTTCGATAGCCTTTTCTTTCATCACATCCTTGATGATTATAGTACCGTCCGCTCCTTGTTCTCCGGGAGGATCGGGATGTCCTAATTGCTGTAGTTGCCATTGGGCACCGGCTATAAAAGCATCTTCAAGATCTTTAGCGCAAAACAATTTCATATTCGTTTCGAATATGTCGGGCTCTCGTAGCAGATGCAATGCTACTTTGGTGGCATTGACCTTATATTCATGTGCGTTGCTGTTCATAATTATTTAATTATTATCTTCTTTCTTGATCTTAATCTTATCAATCATCCTTTGATATTTAGCGGCCACATAGTCACAGTGTATTGCCAAATTCCTGTCGCGCTCCTTTTCGAGGCGCTTTATTTCTTCTTCTATCCAATCTTTCATATTTCATCTTTTTTTGTCATTTTTCGCATGATTCAAACGCTTTTTCAAATACTTCCGCCCTAAGCATATTGTTTGCTATGGCCTGAAAAGCGTTTGCAATTTCTGGCAACTCATTCAAATTTACATGTATCTCTTTGGGGGTAAGTACCTCTGTAAGCTCCCTTGCAAAGTGTAGCATCTTATCCATGGTGAGATACCGAAGGGGATTGTAAGCCAGTGGGGCGTATTTGCTTATGGCGGTAAAGAAATCCCGGATGGTAATTTGGGATGTCTGGCATAACATGTCCACCGTAGAGCAAATGGAAAGAGCTTTATTCAAATCTTCATGGCATCCGGCATTATGCAATGCCTGGCTGACGGTAAATCCATAGCGATCTATATGAGGCTTGATATCGTCCTCCATGCTCTGCGTAATGAGGGCCATGGCTTCCGCGTTTACACCTGCGATCCGGCATATTTGTCTGTTGTATGCGGCCATTTGGCGGTCCATGCTGTTGATCAGCATTTTGACCTTTTGGCGATAAAGTCCGCATCCCTTGATGTGATCGGAAAGCTGCATTTCGAAATTATACACTTGGTCGTTGACGAATAGGACGATATATGTCAGACTCGTAACAAGACCGCCGGTGTCCTTGTCTATTTCATCCCAACTGTTGTATTGTTTCATATCTATGAGTTAATAATTCTACTTCAGTGCATCTTATCCATTTGGCACTTCTTGATAAACACAGTTCGTGAGTGATTCGATTGATGTCATACACTTCTCTGATTTTACCCTTGTATCGGACTTTGCTACCGATACGGCATTGGGTGTTGAATATGTTTATTTTCATGCTATAGGTTGTTTAAAAAGGAGCATCATTTTCTTCTACAAGTCTATAAGATTCATCCATTTCATAAAAATGAGTTGTTTTAGGGCTGAATTGAACAATAAATTTTTCAAGGCCAATATTTCTGCCTTTCGCTATATCGATCATTGCGGTTCCTTTCGTTTCTGCATTTTGAAATGGTTCAGGGTAAAATTTGCCATATAATTCCGGCCTATAAATCAAAATGACAACATCCGCAGCTTCCCCGATCTGCCCGGAGTCGCGAAGGCGGGCAAGAGAAGGGATAGGATTAATGGAATCCCTGTTTAGTTGTGATAAAGCAATTATCCAAATGTCCAGTTCTTTTGCTAAATTTTTCAATCGTCTTGCTGCTTCTCCCATCATTTGCTCCTTATTGCTCCCTTTCATGTTTACTGTTAGAATTTGCAAGTAATCCACAATAGCCCCTGTGATGCCGTATTTCAGCTTCATTGTTCTAATGGATGCGAGTATCGTATCAATGTTAGAAGTGCTTCTATCGTCAAAAAAAACAGGTTTTCCGGCAAGTTTTCCAATGCCTCTGTCTATCCTGTCGAATTGCTCCGGTGAAAGGCGTGAATACATGATCTCATTTGCGGGTATTCCTGATTCGATTGAGATCATCCTAGCGGCGATTTGCTCTTTCTTCATTTCCATAGAGTAAAATGCCACTCCGTCCCCATAACAAGCCGAAGAAAGGGCAAATGCTATTGATAAACTCGTCTTACCGGAAGATGTATCAGCCGCAATGATAATCAAATCGGATTTTTGTAATCCTCCGCTTCTCCCGTCAATTTTTGAGAATCCGGTGGGGGTTCCAGTCAGTTTTTTATCACCGGATGAATTAAACTCCATTTGTTTTGTCACTTCACGTACAGCATCGTCAATTGTAGACATATTGCTTTTTGAAGATTGGAACACGGATTTAAGGGATTCTTCCGCTTCTGACATGATATCGACGATATCTTCCGATTCGCTGAAGGCTTTATTCTGCATGGTCATGCCGATTTCTATAAATCTGCGCCTTTTCTCCTTATCATGCAATAATGCTGCATGTTGGTAAATATCGTTTGTGTAATAACTCGAAATTTGACTGATAGCAAACAAATCGACGGATTCGTTCTTTTTTCTCATTTCGTTTGTGACAGTGATCAAGTCTGGACTTTCTCCTCTGGAGTCTATTGCGATAATGGCTTTGTAGACTTGATTGTTTAAGTTATCATAGAAACAATTAGGAGACAATATTTCTCTCACCTCGTTCAGTGCATTGCGATCGGACATAATTGTTCCCAAAACTACTTTTTCAGCATCTGTATCATGCGGCATAACTCTGTTATCCATACTCTTTCTTTTTAATTTCCATGATTGTTTGGTATACACTGTTTTTATAGCGGGTGATATAGCTGTCGTTGTTTATTTTTCTCACTATATCTGTCAGCATACTCTTATTCATTTTCGCAAGAGATTCAACTTCTTGATCTGTGGGCTGTGAAGGCATTTTCAACAACAAAGGGCCATTGTCCTCCAAGAATTTTCTAAACCTTTCCTGTAGCGGCGTAAGCTGCTCCGGCTCCGGATTGACATTTCTTTGTTTATAGACTTTATTTTGCGGTTGGTCTAAGGCCTTTTTGAATGTGCTAACCCAATCGATGTTTTTGGTCTTGCTGATCTTTTTCCTTTTCCAACCGGCTTCTTGGCTCCAATAGTCTTCAAATGCTTTTTTTAGGGACAATACGATGTCCAACTCTGGATGATATTTTTGTCTGTTTTTTATAAACTCTTTGTCGGAAGATATTTTTTCAAATGCTTCTGTTACTTCCGAGAGGTAAATATCAAAATCATCTCTCCAAGTTTTGCCAGATGCAACGTCCCCCTCTTGGGGGGTAGGGGGGATATTATTATTTATATTATTAATATTATTATCTTTATTAGATTTGTCCCGACGTTGTCCCGACGTTGTCCCGACGTTGTCCCGGTTTTGTCCCGCGAGTTGTCCCGGTTTTTTGGGAATGATATTGTATTTATCAAAATTACAGACTGTTATAACTGTCTGCTTTGTCCCTTCAGCTGTCCTTTTTGTTATCATGCCTTCGGATATTAGCAGATCCAGGAACTTGTCAACTTTGTTTTTCGACCATCCCCACAAGTCGGCTAATCGCCTCAATGATGCGGGGTATTCCCCTCTATGGATTTCTACTGCTTTGCCCCCAATCAGCATCTTGGTCGAATTCGCCTCAAACCGTACTAGTCTCAAAATGTCGATCCACGCTTCGGCATAACTGAATTCTCGCTTTTCGCTCCAAAAAGGATGCTCAAATAGCTTTCTGCTAATTGGGATATATCCCTCTTCCATGATCAATATATTATTCCTCTGTTCAACAGTTCTTTTCTATATTCTTCAAGTGCCTTTACGCACCTATCCTTATTCATATGTCCCATTGGCATAATACCGGAAAGCCTTGCATTGCAACGGTCTATACCATATTTGAGATCGATATTTGACATCTTCTTTATATCCATATTAATGTAGATTTTAAAAATTAGACATTCGATTGTATAATGAAAACTAATCTTTTATGTCATCGTCTTTTCTATGCTTATAGGCGTAATAAATAGCGCAGCACATATTTACAAGAGCATTGATAAGCAATAGATTTTGTACCCAAATATCGAAACCGGCTATGTAGCTAATCTGGTAGGATATGAATGATAGCCAAAAGACAATTTCTTCATATTGATAACTTTTCATATTTTCTTTTTGCTATTTCTTTTTGAACAATAAGCATATCCTAATTGCGTTCCCTACCAAGTTTACCTTCTTCTCTTTGCAGGTAATGACCAGTTCTGAGAACGCTTTAGAGTGTATGCAATCACTACACCTTGCATGAGTAATTTCTTTCTTAGCCATATTATAATTTTATTGGTAATCCTGCATAAACCCATGATAGGATGCAGGAATCCCTGGCATCCTGATTTAACCTCTTATCCAATCCCCCAACGATCTTTGATAGTTCTTCTTGAGTTATCTTCCCGTCTTTACCCTTCCAGCATTTTCTAAGAGGTCTAATTTCGTCAACTTCCAGTCCTATATGCCTTGCCATTTCAGCTATTTTGCGAGCGACCTCATGGTTTCGACCAGTATTCTGACCTATTTTAGCTGCAGCAGCCGGAGTGGAGCGTGTAGCGTGCCAGTTGCTTTCATTCATCCAGCCGGCTTCGACAACGACTATGATAGATTCTTTTTGACGATCAACAAAATCCTCTTTTATATACTTTAAGTAGTCAACAAGGATAGGGAATGAAAGATTAGTCACGTTTAAACACCTTGACTTAACATGAAGCTCTGTAACTCCCGATTTGTCACAATCGGGATCTATTCCTATTACTCTGTCTTTCTTAATCATAATTGTAATTGTCGTAATCATCCGGTTCAAAATCCGGAATATCATATCCAAAATCCATAATTCCAATATCAATGTGGGGCGGATCGGAATCGAACCAATCTAATATACATCTATTACCTTTCGCCCCTAAACACCCTGCATATTCTCACGAACGACAGGGGGTGAAAACCTAAATTATTAACCGCATGAAGTTCTACTTATGTTTACACCTTAGTATCTCCCGTCTCTTTATTATTGCTCTCCCCGTACATATTGTGTCGGAGCTTAAAGAATGAATAAGGGTGGATTTTGCCATCCCAATATCATCTTCACTCAAATAATCAAATATGGCAGAAATACTACCAAAGAAATGATCTTGTTTTTTAAAGATCAAATGAACATGTATTACTCTCATAGTTCCATATTTTTCTTATTTGGAAATAAGTGATTCAATTTTCTTTAAATCCTTCTTGGTTAGTCGAACTGCATCAGCTACCCGACTACAGCCTTTATCTTCTACATGATCTACAATTTTTGATACATGTCGAAGGAAAGATTTTATTAGGTAGTCGGGGAGTTGATATTGTTTCATAAGCTATTTTGCTTCTACAGGTTTGCTGTTTTTTAATTTATAAAATGTATCGGCTTTAATTGATATTCCGTCGACTTTAAACGCCTGTACATTTATAATAGGATAAGTATTTCCATCCCAATCACCTCTTTCTGTTAATACAATCCAACAGCCCATAGCTCCTTTGGCTTTACTATCGTATCCTGTTACGATAGCTATGCTGTCTTTCCCTTCTACGCTGGCTGCTGACCGATTGCCGGTGTTGGTGGCTGCTGACTGATCGCCGGTGTTGGTGGCTGCTGACTGATCGCCGGTGTTGGTGGCTGCTGACCGAT